ATCTTCTGCTTCTAGTAGTGGTTGTCTGACTTCTCTAATCTTATCTTGAAAGATTTTTTTAGCTACAGTCATGTCTTCAGAAATAACTTTTCCATTTAATGTCCAAGCTCCTCTGAAATGTCTATCAGATGGCTTAGTTACTGTTGAAGCATCAACTGTTTTACCATCTTTATCCATTATATATGTTGTTGGCATTGTGTTCTCCTTTAAGCTGCCTTATGAGTGGCTATTGTTTCTTCATCAATTCTCCAAGCATTTCGCCACTCTCTTGTGCTTGGAAGTTGATTCTTTTTGCAAATTAATAATCTTGGTCTATTAGCTTTTTGGTATTCTCTCCATACTCTTTGTGGTATGTCTTTCATAATTAAGTATTCTATTGCTTGTTCTTCTGTCATTGCATCAATAGGTTTAGTATTGTGTAACAAATAACCTCTAGTATGTTTCTTGAAGTCAGGCTTTGCTTCATCTTCTGCTAATGCCCAATAGACTTCTACAGGTGGTAGTATCCCACCTTGCAATGCACAAGCCATCCAATTAGGGTCAGGTATAGTTATCTTTGCAGG